AGCTTTTAAACATACCTGAGTTACGAGACTATTCTCTAAACCATCTCATGATTGAAACATCTCGGAATTCCTTGCCCTGAGAAAGTTCCTTCTTTATGGTCAATAGTTCGTATACTGTTTTTACTTCATTCTCTTTGATCCACTCTTCAATTTCTTCTTCGCACAGACCTCGATTCTTTTCGAGCAGTTCACTAATCTGTCGTAAAATGTAAGCCTTGGACTTCATTATTTTATAGAGAAGGTTTTTCTATTCAAAGAACTTATACACGCATAAAACTGTGGATTTTTTATCACGTTGTTCACGATGAGATTCCAACGTTTCCTCGAGTTGAATTCATCGAGTGTATCATAGCTCATATAATCGTTTTCGTCGTATGTTTTTCTGAATGGTTGTTTCATGAGTTTTTTGAGATTTGTTTTGTGTTTCTCTTCGTAAAACTTTTTAACCTGTGCATGCTGATCAGATCTTGAGTAATTTACGAAGAAGATAAAGACATTGTATTCGAGTTCAACGGTGGGACTCTCTTTGACTGTAAATTTGAATTCGGTATATTCACCACTCTTGAGGGAAACGACACCTCGAGTCTCCTCCTCGAGCTCCCTGAGGGCACACCGAAGAGGATTGAAGATCTCACGGCGTCGACACCCACCGGTTACAAAAATCCAATCCTTGAATCTCCAGTCCCTCACTGTGAGAAATCGAGGTTTCCCATCAGTGAAACTAACCGGGACTGCTATCGCTTTGTACTTTTTCATTGCGCATTCGCAAGTTATAATAGGAGCATAAGTTTATTCCTCCTTCTTTTCTTCAGCTACGGACTCGAGCTTCGGCTCGGGCTTGGGCTCGGGAACCATGACCGGTGGGGCGCTGAGATGCTTAATCACCTGGGCGGAAAAACCCTTGAACGAGTTCATCTCCTCCTTTGTCTTGTTCATCTCTCGGAAGAGGAAGATGATACCGAGAGCACATACAATCGTTGCAACGGTAAGAACAGTGTCACGGTTTACGGGAATCATATACTCATGTATGAACCCTTTCTTTTAAGCTTTTTCCTGGGGAAGGACATTCATATGGGGTCTGGGCGAATTGGACGGCTTCGTAATGCGCGTGTTCACACGATTTATCTGTCGGAGGTGTGGGCTGACCGACAAACTTTTCGAGTGTCCTGGATGTAGGATCGTACGTCAATACAAAAACGATGGCGAGGAGGAAAATGAGTTTCCACATATAGTAATTAGTTAGAATATAAAAGACCACCCATACCATTTTCGATACGGAGGACGTTGTAGTTCACGGCGTAGATGTCATCGGCGGAGTCGAGCTTGTCGTTGATGATACGGGCCGAGTCAAGGCGCGAGAAGTTGAGGGTACCAGTGGGCTGGAGCTTACCCGTCTCGAGGCAGAAGGGATACGTGAACAGATCGGCACCGGGGGTGGCGTTCCCGTGGGTGGTGTGGTAGTAGAGGGGCACGGAGGTGAAGTTGGGGTTGGCAAACTTGAAGTCGGCAACATCGGTACCGTTAATCTGGAGCTTGAGCTTGTTCGTATCACCGAGCATGGTCACACCCGAAGCGTTCGCGGCAGTGAGATACTTGATGGGATGGTTGAAGTTGAGCTCCTGGATCTTGGAACCGGAAGCGACCGCCTTCTGGACCTGGGTGATGAGCATGTTCTGGGGAGACCCCGCGAACACCTCACGCTCTTGGGTATCGAGGTAGGCGTAGTTGGCGTAGACCTCCCACTTGTACGCCGAGGCGTTGGAGCCCCAGGTGATGCGAAGCTCGACATCGTGGTACTGAAGGGCAATGAGAGGGAGGGCCGTCTGCCAGTTCTCACAGAAGGCGAAGCGGAGAGGGTAGAACCGCTCGGAGGCCGAACCCGTGTAGAGACCACCCGCGACGGACTTGGAAGACTGTGTGGCCGAAAGGGTGGGGGCGATGAGGGTCGAATAGATCGAATCCTGGTCATCGATCACCTGGCCACCGACGAGAAGCTCCACCTTGGAGATGGCAGTGGTCCAGTCGGCGATGGCGTCGGATTGGGTACCATCAGACTTGATGGGCATGAGGTAGACATAGTTGAGCATGTCACCCTTGCGCTCGAAGCGGATGGTGGACATACCGTTGTTCGAGACGTTGCCCTGAATGACCTGACGCTCGACAGTTTGAGAGAAGTTCGTGTGACGCTTGTACGTCGACCTGAAAAAGCTGACTTCGGGCTGACCGACGAGGTGCACATCCTGAGCACCGACAGCGACAAGTTGGGCGATACCACCAGACATTTATTATAATGTGAGACTTTATTTTTAAGCTTGGACGAATCTGTAAGATTCTTAGAAGGTTAGATACGACTTACAAACCTTGAGTGAGATTTGTAAGACGTTTGTAAAGAAGCAAGTGCGAAGCACTTGGAGACGAGTTCACTCAGAACCCGAAACGAGGGTATAGAACCCCTGTAAATTAGAAGTAATCATCTCTGGAATAGTTTCAGCGACGTATCCTTCCCGTTCTTCTAGGGACTTTGCAGCGTACTCTTGGACCGAAATCTCAAAGTATCCACTTGGAACGTATTTCCGGAACACTGTGTATGAGGGTCGGGTGGTCACGAGATTTGAGTAAGCGTTCGAGTCTATGTTGGAGTAGGTCACAACATTAGAAACCACGAGGTTCGAATAATGTGTGATCACCTTAACATAGTGGTGAGGACTATCCGTGGTGGAGACGTTAGAGTACTCTATGACTGGTGTGTACCCACTCTGCTGATCGGGAGTCAGTTCATTATAGGCATTCGAGGAAATGTTGGAGAATACATTGATTCCATCATAGACCATGAGATTCGAGTAGTACCCCACGCTATTCGAGGAGTAGTAGTTACACTCCAAATAGTTGGCCTGGTCGTCCACTGAGAGATTGGAGTACTCAGACACGGTGACGTTAGAAACGACGTTGGACTGAACGATACTCACGATGTTCGAGTAGTACGACATTTATTATAAGGGGAGGAAAGAATTCACACTTGGTCGTAGGCCAATCGTGAGACTGGGAAAAGGGGACAAGTCCTTTGGACTTGGGACTAGGCACTCTCTAGAGCATCGAGTCGTGTAAGAACCGATGCGAGTTGTGTTTCCAGTGTAGCAACCTTGTTCTTTTCTTCTTGGAGTTGTCTATCTAACTCCTGGACTGAGGCTGTAGCGATGGTGAAAATTGCGTCTTTGTTTAAGGATACAAAATCTGAAACCTCTTCGCCATACACAAATATTTTATCACCACTCACCACATCATTCGTAGCCTCGTCGTAAACTCCACACCACTTCGAAAGATCTTTATCAACAGATACGCTATATTCGTTTATGATAGATGTGACACTTGCATACTCGACATTATTTTCCTTAGTCATAAATTTTAGAGTGGGGAGTGTATTTTCAAAGTTGGTGGTGTTGAAGTTTGTGAATGTAATCACATTCGATTGAGACACATTCGCCAATTCATAGATGTTCGGAATGGAATCAATCGTGAGGTTCGTGGCGTAAGGAAGCGTCTCTCTTACCTCTTGGGCGATGAATCCCCACACGGGTGTATCTCCCCGTTTTATCGTATCTTTATAAGTGTATTTTTTGGGTTTCAAGTTTCTCAAGATTTCCAACGCCGAAGCATCGTCAATATCCTCAATATTTTCCTTAATTCTTCTATCACTATACGCCACGTATGCCTGAGCACGACAAGCGTATTGAAGCGTTAAGGTATAGCCATAACTCGCTGGATTTGTAGTCGTGGTGTTCGGGTGGTAGAACGACGAAGCTTCACCTCCGTAATTTGCTGTATATGCTGATCCGTGAATATACATACCAGTCGAGACCACCCCAGTACCATTTACATCAAGAGCATAACCGGGATCCGTCGTCCCGATGCCAACACGACCATCGTGGTCTATACACATCCTTTCGAGATGATTAATTCCCGAATTTGTGAAAAAAGCTAAGCGAGTGTCACCACCACCATCTATGGTGTCACATACCGCACCTA